GGCATCAAACGCCGCGTGCGGGTTGCGCCGCGGGGGTAGGGGCTCGCAACTTGACGCGACCGGCACATTCGCGGCATGAGTTTTTCATGCGGCAAATGCGGCGAGTTTTTCGACACTCCTGCGCGTCGCGGGAGGCGACCCAAGTGGTGCCAGAACTGCCTGCGGGCTGTCCGGTCAGAGCAGGAGAAAAATCGCAAGCGACGAGCCAAAGAATTAGGCAAGGACAAGCCGCACCTCCTTGTGTGCAAGCTGTGTGGCGTTGCCTTCAACTCAAGCAGGCTGCGACAGAGGTATTGCTCGCCAGACTGCGCCCACTTGGCCGACCGTGACCGCGTCCGACTCACGTGCCCTCAATGCAAATGTAGTTTCGAGAAAAAGCGGAAGCAGGCCGAGACGAGACGCTACTGCTCTTGGGCTTGTTGGCAAAAAGCCCATGCCGCTCCGACCTGCAAGTGCCAGCAATGCGGAAAAGATTTCAAGAGGAAGGTCTACGTGAATGCCTGGCAGGGCAAGAACAAATTTTGTTCTCGCGAGTGTGCGTGGGATCATAGATGGGGAGCCGATCGCCCGCGTCGGTCGTCATCAGAGAGAGCGAAGCGAAGTTGGGCACAAAAGTCGAGGGCCACAACACTCAAGCACAAGTGCAGGCACTACGGTTGCGAGTTTGACCCCGAGTGCACCCGCGATGCTGTTTGCGACCGAGACGGCTGGGTCTGCCAGGACTGCGGCGTGCAGTGTCACAAGGGAGAGTGGCGGATCGACAAGAAGACGCGAAAGGTATCCCCGCGAAACGCAGAGCACGACCATATCTGGCCGCTTTCGGTTCGCGGCGGGCCGGGCAACGTGATGCACAACTCGCAGTGCCTTTGCAGGAAGTGCAACGGAAAGAAGTCGAACCGACGCAAGGGACAGATGCGAATCAACCTCTCGGTGTGAACTATGGGAAGACGCGGGCCACGACCCCAGCCGACAAGCCTCAAGATCCTGCGCGGCAACCCCGGCTGCCGACCGATCAACTCCGCCGAGCCGAAGCCGCCGGCCGATGGCATCGCGATGCCGCAGCATCTCGGCGAGATGGCCGCGGCGAGGTGGCGGGAGTTGCTGCCGATGCTCCAGGCGACGCGAGTGATGACCCGGGCCGATGTCGAGGCGCTCGCCCGCTACTGCGACACCTACGAGTGGTGGCTTGCAGTGCGTGCAAAACTCAAGGCGGAAGGCGACACCTACCCGATCCTGAACGACGGCGGGCAAGTGAAGTACATCGCCCAGCGGCCGGAAGTTTCGATTGCCCACAAACTCGCGCAGCAGTTGCGGCAACTCGAAGCCGACTTCGGCCTCTCGCCTGCGGCTCGCGTCTCGTTGAAGGTTGAGTCGGATGCCCAGCAAGAGAGCACCATCGAAAAGTTCCTCAAGCTCAAGGTTGCCGCCAAGAAGGCAACGTGAGGCGGTTTCCGGTTTTGAGTGGGACGAAAACGCCTCGTCGCTGGTGGTGAACTTCATCGAAGGCGTGTGCTGCCACACGAAGGACTCTCCGACCGCGAAGGCCGGCGAGCCTATGAAACTCCTGCGGTGGCACGTCGAAGACGTGATCGAACCGCTCTACGGGTGGAAGGTCAAAGGCGAGGACACGCGGAGATTCAGACTCGCCTACCTAGAAGTTCCGAAAAAAAACGCCAAGTCAACGCTTCTCTCATGCCTTTCTATCTGGCACCTCATCATGGAGGGCGAGGGCGAGCTCGGGTGTATCGCGGCGAAGGATCGCAACCAGGCGGCGATCATCTTTGACGAGACGGCCGCGATGGTTAACCGCTCGCCGGAACTTCGGCAGATGCTCGAAGTGGTGGACTCTCGCAAGACGATCGTCTGCGCCGCGACCGGGTCGAGTATGCGGGTGATCTCCCGCGATGCCGGGGCAGCGGAAGGACCGTCCTACTCGTTCGTGTTTTGCGACGAACTGCACGCCTGGCCCGACCGGCGTCTATTCGAGGCACTCCGCTACTCGGGCCGCTCCCGTCGAGCTCCACTGCTCGCGACGATAACCACGGCCGGCGACCGGCGGGACACGATTTGCTGGGAGCAGCACGAATACGCGGAGCAAGTGATCGCAGACCCGAAGTATGACCCGCGGTTCTACGGCAAGATTTTTGCGGCTCAGACGGGCGACGACTACTTCTCGCCTGCCGTGTGGAAGCGGTGCAATCCTGGCATGGGCATCACGATGACCGAGGAGGCGTTCGCCGCCGATGCCCAGGAGGCCCGCAACAAGAGCAGCAAGTTGAACGGCTGGCTGCGGTACTCGCTTGGAGTGTGGGTAGAGAGTTCGCAGAGGTGGATCGACCCCGAGAAGTGGGCCGCTTGCTCCTCGCCCCCGCCCGAGCCGCTCGCGGGCCGACGGTGCATCCTGGGCATGGACTTGTCAAAGAGCACCGACTTGTCGGCGTGCGTTGCGGTCTTCCCGAATGACGACGGGACGTTCGACGTGGAGCCGATGTTCTGGGCTCCCCGCGATCTCATCATGGAGCGGGAGCGCACCGACCGGCAGCCGTTCCAGCACTGGGTCAATCAAGGCTGGATTCACGCGACCGACGGCAATGTGATCGACCACGCCGCGATCCGCGAATACGTGCTGGAATACGCCAAGACGCACCAAGTACAGAAGGTCTTGATGGACATCAGCGGTGCCGTCCAGTTGTCGGTGGAACTGCAAGGGGCGGGGCTGGACGTGGAATCATACGGACAAGGGTTTCGGCACATGAGCAGCCCCACGAAGCTCCTTGAGTCGCTGACGCTCCAGCAGAAAATCCGCCACGCGGGAAACCCAGTCCTGTCGTGGATGGCCGGATGCGTGACCGTGGAGACGAATGCGTTTGAAGACGTTCGCCCAGTGAAGAAGAAAAGCACAGGCCGCATCGACGGCATCGTGGCTCTCATCTTCGCCTTGGGCTACTGGGAAGCGAACAGCATCACCAACGCCGCCGGAAACGGCCCCGACTTGTTTTTCATATGATCGCCAAAAACGAGCACCGTATCCTCTGGCTGCCCAACGAAGAGCGCATGTGGGACGACGAAGGCGGCGGCTCGCGGAATGCCGCTGGCGTGCGGATCGACGCAAGCAATGCCCACTCGGTCGCGGCCGTCTTTTCCTGCCTGCGGGTGATCGCGGAGACGGTGGCGAGCCTGCCGCTTCACGTTCTTGAGCGGACGCCAGGGGGCGGCAAGCGGATCGCCCGCGAGCTCCCGCTCTACCGCCAACTCCACGCGCAGCCGAACGGCTGGCAGACTTCTTTTGAGTGGCGTGAGCAGGCGGTCTTCCACATCGGGCTCTGGGGCGACGCGTTCTCTGAACTCAAGGCCGGGCAGATCGTGCCGCTGCATCCGAGCCGCATGAAGGTGGAGCGGGTCGAGAACGGAAAGATTCGCTACAAGTTCCGCGAGGACAAAGGCACCGAGACGATCTACTCAAACGAGCAGATCCTCCAGATTCGCGGCCCGAGCGACGACGGCATCAACGGGATGTCGATTGTCGAGGAGTGCAAGGACGCGATCGCACTAGCCCGGGCTTGCGAGTTGCACGGGGCTCGCTTCTTCGCGGCCGGTGCCCGTCCCGGGTTTGTACTCTCGACCGACGGCAATCTGAACGCGGAGGCCCGCGAGTCGCTTCGGTCGCAGTGGGACCGGCGTCACGGCGGCGTCGGCAACTCTCATAACACGGCGGTGCTCACGGGCGGGCTGAAGCCCTACGAGATCCCGCAGAGCAGCAATAGCGATGCCCAGTTTCTTGAGCTTCGCCGCTACCAGTTAGAGGAGATCGCACGGCTCTTCCGGTGCCCCGGTCATCTGCTCGGCATCGGGGCCGGCAGCGCGCAAGCCGACATCGAGTTCGTGCAGCACACGATCCTGCCGTGGCTGCGTCGATTTGAGTCGGCGTTCATGCGCGACCTCATCGAAGACGACGATCGGTATCTGATCGAGTTCGACGTGCGAGGGCTCCTCCGCGGCGACTCTTCGAGCCGGTCGGCCTACTACCGGGCCATGTGGGATATCGGCGTTTTGAACACCGACGACATCCGCGAACTGGAGAACATGGACCCGGTCGAAGGCGGCGACGTTCGCTATCGGCCTCTGAACATGGGCACGCTGGGCGAGATGCCGACCGAAGGCGACGTGCTGGCCCAGCAACAGCCGGGCAGCGGGATCGACGGCCAGGCGGTCGAAGGCGGGCTGGCCGCTGCGGCTGTCGAGCCGGTGGTGCCGGCGGTGCCGGG